CGGCTACGAAAACGGCAAGTGGGATATTGAGCCGACTCAAACCGTATCGGGAACAGAAGAAGTTATCTATGTTTATTCGTTTGAAAAGATAGCCGAAACAAAGCCACAGCCTACAACATCACAGCCAACTCCGACGGTGGAAACTGTTGTGCAGGAAAAAACAGTTTATAAAACTCAGTATGTAGAGCCAATAACACTAAAAACAGGCGAGAATCTCACATTTTTAGGCGTACTTTCAGGTTTATGTGCATTAGGCTTTGCAGGAACAATCATTTTCGCTAAGAAAAGAAGTAAGTAATAACAAAAAGGCGATTGCAGAGTAATTTGCAGTCGCCTTTTTTCAAGTATAGAATAATAAAGCTTAAATTTGAGGTTATAATAAACTAAATGAGGTGTGGTTATGGCTGAAGTAATTAAAATTGTTTTAACGGGTGGCCCTTGTGCAGGCAAAACAACAGCAATGGATTTTTTGAAAAGAGAACTCGAAAAATTAAATATAAAGGTGTTTGTTTTGCAAGAGGCAGCAAGCAAGTTAATGAAAAAAGGTATAACTCCGCAAAAGCTCGGCGCATATGAATTTCATAAACAGCTTTTTGAAACTCAGTTGGCAGGAGAAAATATGCTTGAGGAAAGAGCAGCTGGCTACGAGGGCGAGAGGACAGTTATTTTGTTTGATAGGGGATTGCTCGACAGCAAGGCTTATGTTACAGACGAAGAATTTGAAAGATACATTTCGCTCAGCAATAAAAATGAAGACCTGTTAAGAAATTCATACGATGCGGTATTTCATTTGAAAAGTGTTGCGCTCAGTGACGAGAGCGTATATATGCAGAATAAGAATTCTATCAGAAAAGAAGATATAGACCTTGCCAAAGCGCTTGATGAAAAAATATTGTCGATATGGACGGGCACATCTCATTTAAGAGTTATTGCAAACGATAAAGATTTTAATAAAAAGCTTGAAAATTTGCTGAAAGAAGTAACGGGATTTATCGGCATACCCGAGCCGCTTGAAATCGAACGCAAGTTTTTGATAGAATATCCCGATATAAACTTCCTTGAAAATATGACGACTTGCAGAAAAGTACCGATAACGCAAGCGTATTTGAATACACCCGAAGAGGGAATGTTTAGAATTCGCAAGCGTGGGCAGGGCAAAGATGCAGTGTATATAAAAACCGTAAAAATCAAAATCAACGATTTAAAGAGAATAGAAAAGGAAACATATTTAAGCGAACTTGAATATAACAATTACCTTTCAAAAAAGGACTATATTACGGGAATAATCTCAAAAGACAGATATTGCATAGTTTATAACGATGAATATTTTGAACTTGATGTTTACCCGTTTTGGAATGATAAAGCAACAGTTGAAATAGAATTGCTTTCCGAAGATCAGCCGTATGAATTGCCGCCATTTGTAAAATTGATAAGAGAGGTAAGCTACGAACCTGAGTACAGAAATGTTGCCCTTGCACAAAGATATGTCAGCTTTAATAACATATGAAGTAATTTTTAAGATTGTATATTGTGGTGCGCTATTTTAGAAAAAACGATTGACAAATTTATAATATTATACTATAATATTAGTCTTAAGAAGATAACTTCTGTTAATATTCGGGGATGTAAAGGCTTCGACGGGGAGCGTGAACCTCGGTAAGCGAGCAGTGGTGCGGAGAACCACTATAAAATCCGCAACTTTTAAAATAACTGACAAAAATACAGTTAGATTAGCAGCGTAAGCTGCTCGTTCCTGCATAGAGCACCACGGCTATGCAAGGGGCGTCGATTAGTGGTAAATGTGAATGCGGCAGTGCCTCGGGCAGCATCACACATTAGAGGCTACCAAACCGTATAACCCGTTGTTGGGTGCTGCGGTAAGGAAATTTTAAAACGACAACTACGCTCGTAGAAAGCCTTGGCAAATACTTTTCGGACAGGGGTTCGATTCCCCTCATCTCCACCAAAACAGAAATCCAGCAGATAAGCCAAAATCCTTGGGAATGGCTTGTTTGCTGGATTTTTTTAGTTGTATTAATGCAACACGAGTTGCATTAAATTAACACCAAATTGCATTAATTAAACACATCAGATGACACGCAGATGACACAATTTTTTTAAAAATTAAAAAAATTTTAAAAAAACGCTTGACTTTTTGAGTTCCAAAAGTATATAATATAATTACAGTCAAGGGAGGTGAACATAGACGAGTAAGGCGGCAAGTGTCAGAAAGGAGATTAAAATGAACGAAGATATGACAAGACTTGAATTACTTACTTTATTGTTATCAATCAAAGCATTGCTTGACAGTGATAACATTGATAAAGCAAAAGAGTTAATCGATGAAGTAATTGCCGAGGCAAAAAGAAAAGGCTCTGACAATTAAGTCAGAGCAATAACATAGATGATAGAGGGCGGTACTTGCCACCGTCCTTTATCAAAATAATAATAACATATTTATATTTAAATGGCAAGAGAAAGGAAGTTATTTTACGGCTTATATTAAAAAAACAGATAACCCCAAAATGGGTAGACCAAGCGCAAATCTTACTTATGATATAAAAGTGAGAGTTGATGATAAATTAAATACTAAAATTGAAAAATATGCAATCAAATGCAATCTTTCAAAAGCAGCTGCAATAAGAGAGATTTTATCATCATTTTTTGCACAAAAAAATTAAAAAAAGAAATAACGGCAACTGTCCACCGACCAAAGCGAGTAGTTACCGTTACTGTATGACAGAGAATTAATGGTAAAACATTTTGGTGAGAGCGATATAAGTTCAGTCGAAAAAGTTGATGTTAAGATTTGTGTAAATAATTCTTTGGTTTCAAACACTCTGTCTGTTGCAATATTTGGCAAAACTATTGCTAAAGCTTACGGACGAGATACCGTTGCACCATTACCGGCAGGTGTTAGTTATTTGTCTGGTTCATACGGTTCTGGTGGTTCAGCAAAACATCCGCATGTTGTTGTAAACAAAGGCTCTGTCATTATGTTACACGATGTGCCAGTGCCTGCAATAAAAAATTGTCCATCTGAGATAACTTACGAGATAGTCAAACGGCAATCAAAGATAGATGCACTCAAGGCAGAAAAAGTTAAATTACTTGCAAGACTTGAAGAAATTAACAAGGAGCTTGCAGAAGTATGACAGTCGCAATATATATTAGAGTTTCGACAGCAAGACAAGCAGAGGAAGGCTTTTCGCTTGCAGCGCAGCAAAAGGTCCTTGTAGACTATTGCAAGCAGCATAAATATATAATTCATCAAATATATGCTGACGAAGGTATCAGCGGTAAAGATGTGCAGCATCGTGACGCTTTTAAGACAATGTTGCAGGACGCTAAAGAACGAAAATTTCAAGCGGTGCTCGTGTGGAAATTAACAAGATTTACACGCTCTGTTAGAGATTTAATTAACACTTGTGATGAGCTTGAGTTGTATAATGTAGCGTTAATGAGCTATTCTGAATCATTTGACACATCGACTCCGTCGGGCAGACTTATGCGAAATCTGCTGGGTGTAATTGCTCAATGGGAGCGAGAAATCATTGCAGAAAATGTTGTGCTTGCTAATAGCGAAAAAGTTGCGCAAGGTCATTCTTTAGCGAGTTTTGTATTAGGCTATGATTTCATTGAGAAAGATTTGGTTATCAATGCATATGAAAGTAAAGTAGTACAGCATATTTTTGAATTGTATATAAAAAAGCAGAGCCTCTCCGCTGTTGCACGACAACTCAACAGTGAGGGATATAAGAGTAAGTGCGGTAATGACTATACTCCGCAATCTGTTTTAGTTATTCTATCAAACTGTACTTATTGCGGCTACAATCGTAGCAAAGGAAAACTTTTTAAGGGCAATCAGAAAATAATAATTAATGTTGAAACTTTCAATTTTACACAAAAAATTATTGCTTCAAATAGTCGAGGACGAAAGCGTAAGAAAAAATTAATACTTTTAGACTAAAAAACAAATTCCGCTACAGTTGTTAAAAACTGCAGCGGAATTATTTTTGCGCTTTTCTGTTTCCATTTTCCTCAATAAGGAAAATGATTTATTCGCTGTCGACCTCCGGCAAGCCTGCAACACTGGTAAGAATTGATAAAATACCTGCCAATGCACTTGCCGAGGCGACCGCTATCCAATTCACATCGCTTAACACGGCAGATACACCGATAACCGAAATTGCAGTTTGAGCAACAGTTTTTACTGCTCTTACGCCTGCGCATTTTGCCCACAATTTCCAATTTGTAATTTTTTTCATATTATTACCTCCTTATTTTTGCTCAAGGTCTGCAATTCTGTGATTTGCGACCTTGATTTCTTCGTCAACAACAGCCTCGTGCTGTTCAATTTTATAAACTCGTTCTATTACGCTGTTATGCTTGTCTACTTTTTTCTCAAGCTGTTCAATTCTGTACGCTGTTAGCTTACTGCTTGCAATTATGCCCAAAATTGAGCCTAAAGCACTACCGCCCAAGCCAATTAAAGCTACAATGATTTCTGTTGCCATTTTCTCACCGCCTCGTTAAGTCAAAGTAATCTGCAAGCCGTCAATTTTTGTGCCAATAACGCCTGCATAGCCGTCCTGTGAGCCGTCACACTCCGAGTTGTGCTGATATGGCAAGAATTTCTTTTCGCATTGCTTACGCACTCGATATGTAGCCTTGTAATCGCCTATACCGTCAAACTCAATCTGTATGGCATCAATAACTTTGCCTTTAATGCCTGCGTAGCCGTTAATATCATCCTTGATGTCATAGCCGTCTACCCAGTCGAGCCAATCACCGTTCAAGAGGTGAACACGGTAGCGGAGGTTACCCTCTGATACCTTGACAGCCACGCCTGAGATTGCCTGCTTTGCCCTGCCTGCGATATTCGACAGGCCCTTGACTTCGTCATACCACTGACCGTCTGCGTACACCCTGTAAGTCAATGTCGGCTTTTCAACTTTTGTATCAGACTTCCCACTGAAAATATCCTCGTTGTAAATTACATTAGTATCAATATTTCCGCCGTAACCGCTTACTCTGCCTGTTGAATGATTCTGCCAAATGTCGCAGTCAAGTTCTGCTTTATCGTTATACTGAGCAAGCCAAATACTGTATTTTCTCTTCAATTCATCATAATCAAGACAGTTGTTAAACCAATTCAGATTGGCATACACACCTGCTCTGTAGTTACTTTTCTTGATTGTTTCGCAAAATCGTTCTGCAATCGCTGTAAGTTTTGTTTTGCCGAGTTTAAACATTGAATAATCTTCCAAATCATAATAAATCGGCATATCAAAATATTTGTTTTCAATACACTCAAGGCAGGCCTTAGCTTCTTTTTCTGCATCATTGATACTGTCGGCATAACTATACCAATATGCACCGACTTTCAAGCCTGCTGATTTTGCATTTCTATAGTGACTTTCAAACATACTGTCCTTCTGACTTGATTCTCTGCCGTAGCCGGCTCTGATAATGACCGCTTTTATACCGTCGTTTTTCATTTTGTTGAAGTCGATATTCTGCTGAAATTCCGAAATATCAACACAAGTTACTTTTGTCATATTCATACCCCTTCATTTAGATTTTCAACAACTGTCCAGTCACATTTCGTCGCTGGAGCCGCATACAACTTTTTAACTTCAGATATGTTAATGCAGCGGTCAATAGTCAAGACGTTCGGCGTGTCAGAATATTTGCCTTTTAGCGTTCTTACTTGAATTTCAGTATTACCAAAATCACAGTTGCGAATAGTAATGCTTGCGCCTGTTTTAATTGGCAATCCGAAATCGCTATTGTCTGCATTATCGTGATTTTGATAACCAACAGTGCAATTTGTGGGGATAATTTTACAATTCTCAATTAATCCTACCTCACCAAAGCTATGTCCACAACCGAATACAGGAACAGTTGTTTTGTCTGTATAATCCGTGCAATCAGCACGACCGCCCCACTTAAATATGCAATTAGCGACTGTCCATTCTGTTGCATAGCCTGTACCGCCCGATTCGAGATGTAAAGCGTAACGGATATTTTTACAATCAAATGTAAAGCCTTTGATGTGAGTGTGTACATTTAAATCAAGATGGAACGGGCATTTCTTGATTATATCTTCTGACTTCAATGTAGACTTATCAAAGCCTGTTGCACCGTCCCATTTGATTATAGTTGCAGAGGGGTTATAGATATTCTCAGACTCATAATAAACATAGTCTTTAGTCATTATTCCTCTGTAACCTGCAAGTCCCACATCAGACATTCCTGCAAACTTGTCTTGCATATCGGTATATGTGCCTTGTGCAACGATGATTGTGTAGCGATTATGGTAGTTGTTGTCTGTTATACTATCATTAGCAGACAGAATAGAATTGAACTTCGTAACGCCAAAACCGTCAGTATTCTCGTTGTAATCATTTGAAACATACAAATAATGCATAGCGTAGTCGGGAGCTTGGTACAACTCAGGTTTAATATTAGACTTTATTAAGTCAGGGTTAGAATAAGCTGTACGCTTATTGTTCTGTTCAAGTTGAAGATTACAACTGTTGTCAACAAGTCTATTTGCAGCAACCGCGATTTTAATCGAATTTACGGTTGCATTTTCTGTCGCTGTATAAGTAGCAACTGCATTTTTAAAAGCACTGACTTCTGACAAGAGCCAAGATGAGCTGATTACCTTCTGACTATTCGCAGGATAAAATACACAGCCTGAGTTTTCAATATTTGAAAAGTTTTGCAAAGACAAGCAATACGCTTTGTTTTGTTCAAGGGTAACTGCACGCTTGAGTTTGAGATAAAAATTAACCGCAGATGTTGATGTGCCGCTTAGTGTTATTTTGTTGTTGCTGACTGAAATTGTAACGCCGTTTGCTGTCTGCTCAGTGTCCTCGAGCGATGTGAGATTAACGCTTGTGGCTATGTCAAGCATTGAATCTTTGCTGACCATCTGTTCTGCGATGTTGTCGATTGCAGAATCTACATCTTTTTTTGTAGCAAGTGTTGAGCCTGCTGGTTCATATTTTGACTTGCTATTAATTACAGACTTGTTTACAAAAACACTAAAATGCTGAGTTGTCAAGATTGTATCGTTCTCACTTAGCACAAGCTCGCACCGCATCATACCTGCAAGCTGTAGCATTGATTTCGCAAGAGTGATTTTAACCGCATTGTCTGCAACTATACAAGGCACATTTTCAGCAACAATAACATTATTAACAGTCGCATTAAATGCAGCGGTAACGCTTGAAGATAGCGCTACCGGTTGTGAATCAGCATATAGCTTACATTCAATGATGCGTGACTTGTCATCATTTTGAGCGACTATTACACTTTCGTAATTTCTGTCTTTGTATACATCAAGATTAAGTTTGTATTTTACATTCAATTATGTTCACCTCATTTTACGAAATCAGATAGCTTAGTTTTGAACGAACCAAGCTCAAGCTGTTTATACCGTTCTCTAAGTGTATCATATGTAGTTTTGACTATTTTGGATTCCGCTGCGATACTGTCACTTAAGATTACTGTAACAGTATCGCAAAGATTAAACTGTTGCATATCGTCAAGGACCGCTTCTACATCAACTTTAATATTGCTCTTGATCTCGCCGAGTTTATCTCCTCCTATGTAAGCCGTTGCTGCTATTCTGCAAGTGTTTTTGACAAATTCGTATCCGTCACCTGTTGAAGAATTTACTGTGATTCCATCGACAAGCTTGTCAGGAACTGGATATACACTTAGTTTATTTGTTTTTGATTTTTGTTCAAAAATCTCATAAGGGTCAGCAATTATCTGTATGTCTTGCTTTGAAAATTCATCATAAACAGTAGCATAAGCACACACATGACTTATCGTAGTTTCACTTGATTGAGTTTTTTCATAGCTTGATATATTGTCGCCCCACTTGAGGCTATACGCTCGTTTCTGCCCTCGATTTTTTAACAATGAAACATTAAAATTATTCCATTTGTATTCGCCCCCAAACAGGTCAAGCAAACTGCCCTCTAAACCGCCGAGAAAGTCACCAAGTGTGCATACTTGAGTGTAGCCGAGGTTGATGCTTTTTCTGTTCGTTATATCTGACGAAAATACATAGTTGTTGTCAAAAAGAGCATCTAAATTTTCGTAAGCCTCCGCAGGTGAATAGAGTTGTGCTGATGTTTCGCCTGCGGCAAGAATGTTGTTATAGCAGTTATGTTTGATGTGCTTTGCTTTGATACTAAGCACATTGTTTTTTTCTACTACCTCGTAGATTTCAAAAAATTGTGCTTCGTCTGTTGGGTTTGGCTTTGCGTATATATAATTTTGTACAACAGCACTTTCGGCACATTCGGAGTTTTTAACAACGCTTGCACTTAGTGTGTAATCTGCATTGCGTGACTCTTCAACAGTACATTCTGTGCAACCGGTAAGCCTGCCGAGGTAGTGCATTGAGTTGAGCGATAATATTCTGCTTGTCGTTTCGTAGACTAAAGGTATCATAAGCGCCTCCAATTCGGCTCAAGCGTAAGCGAACCAATAACCTGATTAGCGATAATCTCATTCTCTCCTGCTTTAAATTTTTGTGGCAAAAGAGGTGAGATATAAGATTTAATGCCGTTTTTAACAGAGTAATACTGCATATTTTCACCGTCAAGGACTGTGTAATCTGCGCTAATTGGATTTTTTATAGATAGTGTTTCTCCGTTTATCGTTAGCGTTGCAGAAGCACCCGTACCCGTGAGCTTGTAAAGCGGATTTGACAGCATTCTTTCAGGATTGAGTAAATTTAGCTTTTGACCGCTAACAAGGCTTATAGGCTCTGTCTGTGCATACCAATACGGCTTACGACTGAATTTAACGGTAGTTGTGAGATATGAAGGTAACTCACGCTGAATTGTGTCAAGATTACTTACAACAGCATAGCAATAATAGCCTTTGTTATATGTGTCCTTGTATGTTTGATAATTGTTAAATTCAGTCAGCCAATCTATAATTTTATACGCAAGATATTGAGCCGTTGTGTGAGCAAGCAGCGGCATTAACGCTATTTGAAGTTCAAACTCAACATTCTTGTAGCGTCTGTTGTCCTGCACTATATCACCGCTTCGTCCCGGAATTGATATAAGCTCAAAATCACGCTGGGCAACAGAGTGATAAGGTGCATTAACTATACGACCGCCGAATTGACTAAGCCATTTGCCATTATAAAAAAAGTTGTGCATCAGCTAAACTCCTTCCTTTTACTTGTAATTTCCGCTGCTAATCGCTCAGATAATCTTTCCGCAAGACGATCTATATCCGAATCACTATTGACCGTTACGCCGCTAATATTCACATTGAGGTTAATGTTAGTCGTTGACGGTTTGTCTGTGCTGTCACTCCTAAATGGATTTGTACCGTCCTGCTTGGCTTTACGATATTGTTCAGCCTCTTGTGCTGTCAAAACCGCTTCGCCTGCATCCAAATAAGCGAGGTACTTGTCGTTCGGTACATAGTCGATACCGGCACGGAAACGGGGGAGAGTGACCTCTGGAATGTGCGGAATTTCAAGTCCTGCCCACTCAATTGCCCAATTGATTCCGTCAAACAGACCGTTAATCATTCCGATTGCACCGTTTATTATGAATTCAACTGCGTTTGGAATTAAGTTTAGAACATTCTTGAATATTTCTAAAATGCCGTTCCATGCTTTATCCCAATTTCCTGAAAAGACTCCGTCTATGAAGTCAATCAAACCGTTGAAAATTCCCGTCAAGCTTTCAATCGCACCGCTTATTCCTTTGATAGCTAATCCGAGTACATTGCTGAAAACATCTGCAAGAATTTCAATAACTGGAGTTAAAGCAGGTAGGATAGCGTTGAGCAGCATTGATAATAGCTCAAATAGCGGACTTAGTGCGTCTGTCAATAAGTCGAAAACGGGTGCAAGAGCCTCGAAAACGGGCTGTAATGTTTCACTTAATATGCCTGCAATCTCGTTAAAAACAGGGATAAGCGGCTGTAACAAGTTATTGAGCAACTCTGCAAGTTTGACTATGAGCGGTGCAATAGCTGTTGAAATAAGTGCTGCGAACGGCTCTATTAACTGCAAAATCAAGTCGATAAACGGCTGTATAAGCTGAAAAATAGTGTCTAACAACGGCATTAATGCGTTGAGAATTTCCATAAACGGAGGCAAAAGCTGTTTGATTACTTGTACGAGAACAGGTAATAGTGCTTCTACGAGTTGAACAATTATTGGTGCTAACTGTTCCATAAGTTGAGCTATAAACGGAAGCAATTCCTCAATCAATGGCATAATCTGTTCAAGCATTGACACGATTATCGGGGCAACCTCTTCGCAGATGTTAATGAGCACAGGGGCAAGCTTCTCAGCTACACTTTCGATAAGCGGCGATAACTGTTCGAGTAACTTTGCACCTAAGCCAATAATCGAATTAAGCACAGGTTCTGCAACAGCACCGATTTGCGCCATTGTATCTGACAGTTGCTGATGTGCTCTGTTGGATTCCATTACATCGCCGTTTGTTTCTTTATACTGAGCAGAGGCATCCGAATACAGGCTCGTGAGGGTTGATGTGATTAACTGCTGTCTTTCTTGTTCTGATGAGCATTTAGCAAGTTTTTCATTAAAAGCATCCTCAGATACGCCCATCCAGTTAAGAGCATCAGCAAGCGGACCTGTTACCTGTCCGACTTTTGCGGTTTCGTTCGCCGCCTCTGTCAAACCCTCGATAGGCAAGGAATCACCGAATTGACCGTAAACACCTGTGCAGATTTCTGTCCAAGATTGCAAGTCTTTTGTAGAATTGCAAAGCAGAGAAAGATGATTTGCGGCTTCTGTCGCTTGTCCGCTGTCGCCTACTACGGCATAAAGGTCGGAATATGTTTGCTTTGCGTCTGCAGCTGAAAATTTGTTTGTGGTAAAAGCTGTGTCAAGCTTGCCCATTTCCGTCCGATATTCTCGCGTGCTTTCTGCGACAGAGGACAATGCTCCTACACCTGCCACCGCACCGCCTACCATAGCAGTTCCCCATTTAGCAGCAGTTTTGATTCCATTTCCGAGAGTTGAAGCAACACCCTTGCTTTTCTTCTCAGTCTCTGAAATGGATTTATTTGCCTCATCATTATTAACGAAAATCGAGCCAAATAACTTAAAAATTTCAACTGCCACGCACTACACCTCCTCCCATTTGTAGCGATTGAGCATTTCTTCAACACGCTTTTCAATTTCGTCTGTATCGACTTCGTCCTGTGCAGTTGACTGCATTTTGTCGTCTATACTATCGACAAAATCTTTGTATGATAAATGAGTGATTTGACCGAGGCTCGTTAAGATATAAGCCTTGTATTTCATTTCCTCATTTTTCGCATTGATTTCAACTTCAATGATTTTGAGTATGTCAGCAAATGACAAATCTTGCAATGCTGTAAGATTGCCGCAGCAGTATTGCAAGATTAACTTATATGTGTTTATGTCAATGCTGAGAGCGAGGTAAAAAAACTTTGAATATCATTCTCTGCAATAATATGCTTGATGTCTGCAATTACCTCTGTAATGTCCATCAAACTTGCCTGTTCTGGGGTAATATCGCCTCTGATGTCAGCATAGAGTGAATAGAATTCGTTTTCCACTTCCTTGCTTGAGAGTGATGAAATCATAGTGACGATAAACTCAAGACCGACTTCCTGTGCATTTTTCTTGTCCTTAGTTTTAACATTCTTAGCGAACTCGACAATTTCATTTTTTAAATCTGCTGACTTAATAATACGAGCCACCGAAAAAGCGTCCTTTAAGCCTAATTTTCTCATTGATTATACCTCCTCTGCAACCGGTTCCCAAATCACGAACGGCGGTTTAACATCTTCTGAATCGTATGCAGTTTCATCGCTGTAGCCGTAGAACTGCACATCAAACTTGCCGTTATCTTTATCCGCAACGCCCATTGTAAGACCGCCCTCATTCAGACCATTAAAAATCTGAATGATTACAGGCTTGTCTTTACCGAGCAGACAGCCAATCCAGGTGATGTTCGTGCAGTAATCGCTATCAAGCACATAATTTCTTCCTGTGATACCGTGATAGCCTGCGAGTGTTGCTTCATCTACTTCGCTTGCTCCAAGGGCCTTACGAATGTTGCCCTCAGTTACCTCCGCAACTGTGGCCTTGATATAAGTTTCCCAACTATCAATGAGGGTGTTGCCTTTAACTCTCGAATGCACACCGTCAAACTCAATGTTGCGGATAGTCGGTTTTGCAGAAAATTCACCGCCTTTGATAGTTACGCCAAGGCATTTACCTGCAGCTTTGGCAGTCGCATATGTATCTGTTTTTACATCATAGTTCTCAAAAAATACACCTGCGTCGAGCAGCATATTATCGAGTGTTTTGCTTGTAAAACCCGAGTAAGGCTTTACTTTTCTTACTTTTGCTGTGCCCATTATTTTTCATCCTTTCGTTTGTACTCTCTTAATTCGAGAGTGAACATTATTCTCTTAATAGACTTATCTGTTTCGTCTATGTACTGCCTATCGTCGCTTTTATAGAATTTGTAATAATTTTTTTCATGTTCGATGATAGCTAAGCCGATTTGCTCATTTATCTCATCTGCAATGCTGTCGATATCGTCCGTTGTGTTTCTGTCATATAGATTGCAAGTTACAATAAACTTGTTATACGGCTCATCTGTGTATATCTGTTTGACATCGTAAACCAAACGAGGAAAACCACTATCAGCTTGCCTGAAAAAATAAAGAGGGGCAAAGCCAAACAGCACTTCTTTTAACATTTTTTTAATGCTATTCACCTTGATAATCCCCCTCCTTGATTAAGCTCTCAGCTTCTTCTGTGCCGATACCGCTCAAGTATTGTGATTCAATTTTAATTATGTCAGAGATATTATCTTCCGCTGCGTTGCTAAGTGCTCCGATTTTGGGAGATTTACTTGTACCTATTTCTTGATACAAGCCGTAAAATCCGCCCGGCTTAAATCCAACTTGCAAATCCGGTACTTTCTGTTTGCTTCGCACCCAATATTGCGTATTTTTCGCTAAGCGCCCAGTCCTGCGCTTTATTTTTTGTCGTGACCGTTTACATACCAGTTTCCCAACATCACGCAGAGCGGCTCTCTCAAGCTCTTTGAGAGTGTATTGTAGCCTTTCAACATTGCTCACGAATTCGACACCGTTTTTTGTAATTTTAACCGCTTTAGGTAGTGACATTGTTTTCACCTACCACATCTGTCAGATACAACTCAACTCGTTCTGAATTCTTAATCTGAAAAGCTCTGTATATCTTGAATTTCTTACCTTCAAGATAGCAGAATTCTTCGTTATTGTATTCAAACGCATTAATTACTACAACACACTCGGGTTTTAATCCATTTGCTTGAGCTTGGAAAAATTCAGATTGACGCACGAATTTCTGAATAGCATATACAGAGCGTTTTTTCTCTGCATATATAATCTCGTTGAGGTCATTAACAGACTGTTCAACTTTTTCAACAAGTTCAATAATCGTGTCACTATTCATAGTTTTGTGCTCCTCTTGCTGCCATTGCGTTTCTTAATTTCTCATACTGAGTTGACCAGTCACTGTCAGCAACAGTCGAAAAATAAGCACGACAATAAAATTTTACAGCTTGATTAACGAGGGCGGAGTTTTCGTGCTCAATGTCAACTCCCGCGCCTCGCATATCAAGCAAACAAGCGTCAATCTCGGCTGAAATTTCATCGTCAAACATTGTTGTTGTAATTCTAAGAGCCTTTTTCACTTCTTGAATTAAGGTGCTTTCAGCCATTTTTTTCTACTCCTTATGCACTCTTCTTGATAAGCTTGACAAGGCTATGCTTGTCCACAACCTTGCCGTCTGCAAGCATTACTGCTTTAATAACAGTGTTGTCCGTTTCGTCTTCTTCGTATTTCTTGACGCTTAAGCCCATTACCTCGTTGAAGATGTAATCGTTAAGATTGAACATCATTGCAAAGGTTGTGTCAACTGAAACTGTATCTGCATATGAATCCATATAGCCATCAGTTGGGATAACAGTACGACCGAAGAGCGAAAGCGACGGCTTACCATTAAGGCCTTCTGACATACGAGCAACAGGCTGCCCGTTGCTGTCTGTGATGCCCATAAATGAGAAGAATGACTTTTTTGTCATAAGCCACACAGCGTCATCATATGCGGCAGGAAGAGCCGCCTCGGCAGTGCAAAGTGTTGAATAAGTAAGTTTACCTGTCTTTGCTATTTCAATAGTCTGACCTGCGGGAGGCGTGCAGGTGAGAATACCTGTCGGAGAGCCTGTGCCGGATCCTTTAATAATCGCCATTTCGACAGCTTTTACAATAGCGCTTTTAATTTGTTCAATAAACTGCGATTCGAAAATATCAAGTGCAGTTTTTGTCATAAAGAGTGAAAATGCTACCTTGCACTCGAGCTTATAGCCGGCAAACACAACCTTGTCAGTTGTAACCTTCTGCTGGTCAGAGCCCTTTTCTTCATCAACCCAGCTCGCTGTCGGTCTGATGTTCTGTGTAGGAACAAGGAGTGCAGTCGGGTAAGCTGTCTTAAATACTCTTGCATAAATCTCGCCGACTTTTTCAAGTTCAACAATCAAACGCTGATACATTGTAGTCGGTACGATTGCCGCCGCAGTACCTGATGTTGTCTGTGCCGCTGTGTTAGCAAACTTCTGCGGTACAGGCACGCCGTGCTGAATATAATTTGCAAATGCCTTTCTGTATTCAAGTGTTGAGTACATATCTGTTACCTGTTCGCCCCCATCTGTGAGGTCAATTTTTGTTTTGTGATTTTCAAATGGTGCAGGCATTTTAATTCCCTCCTCTGCGCTTTTGTTTGCCTCGTTTACAGCAAAGTTTTCAAAGTCACTATCGAGCTTGTCAATCTGCTGTGTAATTTCTTTTGCCTCTGCGAGTTTATTCTCTGCAATGAGCTTTTTCGCTTTGTCGTAAAGAGCATTTCTCTTGTCGAGATATTCCTTTTTGTTCATTTGTTTTCTACTTCCTTTCGTTTAAGTAAATCAATTTTTGCTGTAAGCTGCGCTTTTTCGTTTCTCATCTGTTTGACAATTGTGTCAGGGATAAGACCGTTAAGACTTGCTGCAAGTTTAACTTCTTTTGACCTGTTTGAATATTCAGCAACCTTGTCAATAAAACCTTTTTCGACTGCTTCGTCAGCAGTAAGCCAAGTTTCATCGTCCATAAGTCCGATAAGTTCGTCTTCTGTCATACCTGTTTTACGCCTGTACGCTGTCGCAACGGCTTTGCTCGCTTTGAGCAATACGCCTGATTCGTGTGCCATATCGTTGTAGTCGCCTGCGGCATAACTTGACACATTATGTATCATTAGCATACCCGTAGGTACGATTTCAGAGCTACAAGCACAAGCAATATACGAAGCAGCCGAGGCGGCAAAAATGACCTTGATTGTAGCCTTGCTTTCGGCGAGCATATCGTAAATTTCGGAGGCGGCAAAGATGTCACCTCCTGACGAATTGATAACGACTTGCACATTATAATCATCCGTCGCATCTTCAAGCTGTGAACGCACATCGGCAGGGCAGCAGTAATCTATTCCAAACCAATCGTAAATCCACTTATCATCATTTGTGATGATAGGACCTTTGATGTCAATTATCTTCGACAATGTTTTCACCTCCTTCAACCGGAACTGTATCCAATCTTCTAAGCGGAGTATCACCGCCCGGAACAGGGGCAAGTCCAAGTGATTCTCGCCATTCATTCGGGAGCATTGCTCCACGGTCTACCATTCCTGCGAAATTCAGCTTTGTTTTTAAACTTGCTGATTGTAAGTTAAACGAACCGACTGCTATATAGTTTCCACAACCTCGCTGTCTGCGTGTGAAAAGTTTTCGTGTAAGTTCGTTTTTTAGTTGTACGATTTTGGGCGAAATAACAGCGTCAAAATAAGCATTTTCTTCGTCTTCGTCTGCTGTTGATGTGATTATCTTTTCGTTAGTGTTAAATAATTCAAGAATTCGCTGTTTTGTTCTGTCCATTTGGAGTGCGTTCGGTACATAGTCGTTTGGACTAATTTGCGTTGCGTCAACCTTGGAGTCAACCGCTGCAACGCCAACAGAGCTGTTGCTTATATCAAGATAATTTTCTGCGAATTTTTTTGCATTGCTTTTCAAATCTTCGGGACGAAGTGCAGAAGTGTATTTTAGAAGCCATTTCACAATACCTGAATTGCGAATAGCGTTAATAATACCTCTATCTGTTGTTTCTGTGATTTCAAGTAAAGGAGCAAGAGCCTTGAATTTGCCACTACCAAAAACTTCGTGCTCTCCGTAGTCATCACGCAAATGTATAACATCTGTGGAGTCAAAACGGAATGTCTGAGCGTTCCCGACAATGAACTCATATACAAGATGTCCGTTGTTATCGTAAAGGTCATTGACCGACTTCGCAGGTATGAAATATAGTTCAGCAGGCAAGCTGTTTTCATCTCTGATTATTAACCAAAATGCATTACCTGATAGCGATAACTGTACGCTTGTTTTGTACAGCAACATATCCATAGTCGTGTATGGGTTAGGTTCTTCAAGTAAAAATTTGATATATGGTTCAGGGTTAATTATCAAATCTTTCTCTGTGCCTTTGTAGATTTCTCTGATGTGTTTAAGCTGCAATTTTGAAAATCTCAAAGCCTGTGCATTGACACACGCTCGCACTGTATCAGAATCATATGCCTTGTTGCCCCATAGAAAAAAATTACTATTATTCTGTGTAACAAGTTCTACTCTCGAAAAGCCTTTTGAACTTGTTACACGCTTAATGAAATTACTGAATTTTCCCATTTGCTCACCACCTTAGAAATTCGGAATTTCCGAATTTTATATAATGCTTAAATATTCATCTTCGTTCTCGAAAAAGACTGTATAAGCGTCAAGCAAAGCCGCTGTGCCGTCTATTCGTTTTGTCGCTTTAGATGTTTTAATCGGTTGAATATTGCCGTTTTTGTCTTCATCAATTGCTGTATTAGCTAAACACCATTTATCAATCGGATTATTATTGTAAACAATTCTGTTTTTAATAAGGTCAGCTTTTAGTGCTTTCATCGGTGCAGATAATGTACGCTTGCCTTGATGCACAGCTGTCATTATTGACGGCCCGAAGCAATCAGTCATCTGATTTACCCACATTTGAGCCGACCATGCATCATAGCCGAGTTTCCAAAGATAGATGTCTTTTTCGTCCTGCAATTCTCTGAACCAATCCGTAACCACACTCGGGTCAATCTTGTTTCCTTGACAGGTTCGCATATATCCTTGTTCAATCCATTTGTCATAAGGGATCTTGTCCTCAATCACCTTATGCTCAACAAGGTCGGCAGGTATCCAGTACATTGAACAAACATAAATGTGTATGTCATCAGGAACGCAAAAAATCATCTTTGCGGCTGTCAAATCTGTAGTGCTTGACAGATCAGCTCCGCCTATACCATACCCCGGCTTTAGTTTAGCTATATCAAATTTTTCCTCGTTGTTCAATTCATCAAAACTCAACCACGCTTCGGTCGATGTTTCCCTGATATTGAATTCTTTACACAGAAGATTTCTGACAAGTGTTGTGTTTTGCTGTGCTTTCTTGACTTTGCTTGCAAGAGCGTTTTTATTTTTGATAGTACCAAGCCCGGGATTGGCTTTCTGCCAACAATCAGGATTTTCCCATTCCTCGCGCTTGTCAAGCTCATAGACCATATACAAGCTGTGCTCATCTTTATAGCCTACATCATCAAACAAGCCATTCGTAACTCTGACAGCTTCATCATAGATTTCATCGTAAATATCTTCACGAATTCGTCCTGCTGTTGTAGTCACGAGAATCAGCGGTTCGTCGCGACCAATCGTGCCGTCTGCCATAATGTCGTAGAGCTGTCTGCCATTTTTCCATTGGTGAAGTTCGTCCATAAGGCAGCAATGCACATTCAGACCGTCAAGGGTGTCTGAATCGGAAGCAAGAGGTTTGAACACGCCGCAGTTATAATCTTCCGAACTTAGCTCATTCAGTAATGGCTTGATACGCTTGAGCAAGACCTCGCTTTTGCGTACCATTCGTTTAGCTTCCTGCCAAATAATTTTAGCTTGATCTCTTTTTGTTGCTACTGCATAAACCTCCGGACCCGGTTCGCCATCTCCAATAAGCATATATAATCCGACCACAGAAGCAAGCAAACTCTTACCGTTTTTCTTACCAATAATCAAAACAGACAGGTTGTATTCTCTTATTCCGTCATCATCAACAAAACCAAACGTAGCAGCAAGCCACGCTTTTTCCCACAGCTCAAGTTTAACAAGCTGACCGCCTGCTTTACCTTTGCTGTGACGGCAGAAATTTTCTGCGAATTCAATAATATGATTTCCTCTTGCAGGGTCGTAATGGTAGCCGTCTGTCGGGTTAATTACCTTGTTGCTAAGATGCTTGTACCACTTCTGAACTTTATCGCATACAGTAACTTTTTTGCTCTTAATTTGCTCATAATACAGCAAAATCGGGTTATAACTGAGCGGATAACGGGTCATTTTATATCACGACCATCGACGAAAATATCAAAACCGTCTGTTGTAATTTCTTTAACATCAGCATCTTTAGGTAACATATCATTGAGCTGCTTAATGTACTTGAGATAGTTCCCAAGCATTGTGTTGTACAAGTCGGCTTCGGGTCGTTTGCGTGAATAAGGCTCTTGATTTTCTGACTGCGAAAATAGCTCTGTTAATCCGTAGTTAGCTATATCTGCTTGTAATTCTTTGAGTCGAATTCGAGTGAAAGCAGCGTTTTCGATAAGTCCTTCTGCTAAGTCTTTCCTTTTTGCCGGAATATCCGTGTAAATAGAGCTAAGTCTTTTCTTTTCTCTGTTGATTTCTCGTTTTTCTTTTTTTTCGTCAATCATTTTCAAGTCACCTCACTAAAAAGGGGAGGGGGGTCATACACGAGGTACGCAAAATTTCGACGCCCCCCCTCGGTCCGCGAATGTTTACTCGCAATTTTTTTTTGGGGGGGAGTCGGAAAAATTTGACCGCTCTCATCAAAAAAATACTTTTTCGGTTTTCTGTTTCCGACTCCGTGCCCCGGAAGATTGTCGTGGCATTCTTTACAGACATACATCAGATTTTCAAAGTTAAGACTAATGCTTGCGTCAGTTATGTTGCTTGCATTGAGCATAATCTTGTGATGAACTATATAACCGAGCTTCTTGTGACATATCTGACACAAACCACCGTCGATGAGTGTTCGTTCATCTATGAAACTCTGTCTGCAATCCTGCCACTTTTTTGATTTGTAGAATGCTTTTGCAAAGTCTTTAGCCATATTTTCTCCAAAAAATAAGCCGCTGCATTAACAGCGACTTGATTAACTTTGTATTTTCTGAGCTTTGCTCAATTATATTCTAACACACCCTTAAGCGAACAAACGAACAACTTTCACCACTCATAGCGATTGCACATCATACGCACTCCGTCCTCTGTATTCCCTCCGCCCATAATGAACGCTATTTCTTTCCAAGAACGCTTATCACGCAAATGCAAAATTAAACAGCTACCCTCTGTTGTTTCAGTCGGAATGCCGCTTATCGCAGCTGTTCTTTTTGCTTCTATACTGTGTAATTCGTTTCGAAGGTCAGCTATTTGAGGCACTATCTTGTCAATGCTCCCTGACGTACTTGCTCCGTTTGCAACAGTAATGTTTGAGGTAATGTGCGTTACCTCTGCTTCAAGAGTGGCAATCCTGACTCTGTAATTACAGATATTGTCACTCATTTCTCTGATTTGTTTTAGGTTCATTGTTTGTCAGCCTCCTTGTTGCATTCAACTGCATAAATACAAAATGATAGTTTGCTCCTGTAAAATCATTAACCCACATATCGTCTTTGTAAAAATAGTATCCCTCAGGCACAGGCAAAGCCTCACCTTTTTCAATTTTTTTGAATTCACGCTTTTTGCCCTCAACAACTGTTACTTCGGGCTTGGTTAGATTTCTTGATGTTCTTAACCTTTTCTTTCCGCAAACATCTTTGCGAATATATTTTGCAAGATCGGCAAAATTGCCGTCTTGATATAGCGGTGTGAAGTTTATGCCGTTTTTCCATTGCCAACACTCTGTTGCAATTTCTCTGATGCAATCTTCAATCACTATATGCAGATGCCAATTCTTGCCAAGTTTGCCACATTCACAGTAGCCAATGTATTTGAATTGTACTCCTATTTTTTCTGCTCTGCGTTTGATTCGTTTAAAAAAATTATTAACAATCTTTTCAAACTGCTCCTCGGTGAATTCTCCTTTGGGCGCTGAAAAGCGAGCAAACCAATCTCCTTCAGTAAAGTTACAGAGGATAAGTCTTTGAGTATGCTGTTCTCCACGAATGCGGTTTGCAAGTGCTTGTTTTTCGTTTGTTTTTGCTTGATTGAAATTGCGTGCAATGTTCTTTTTGTTACGCTTGCGTAATGATTTATAATATTTTATTTCGAGCATAGGCCCTGATTTAACTTCACATTTATATATGTACATTTTATAAATCCTTTATTATATCATTATTTTTTATAGCGGTCACTTAATTAATTACTTGAGCAGGATATGCAGGGGCATTTCAGCCCCTGCGATTTTCATTTGAAATATTCAAGATATGATTTTGCAATGCATTTGCAATTTTCGGATTTTACAGGAACTCTATGCGCAACAACATTAAGATTATCGCAATCAAGCTCTTTGTATATTTCCGCTGCTCTGTTCTCTTCTGTGGATTTATAAAATTTAAAAAGCAAATCTACAAAAGGTATATTGCCAAAGCGGTCGAAGAAGAGTTTTTCATTTTGTGTAAGAGCTTGTACACATTTCTGCTTATACTCTTCATCAGCTTCTGCTTTTATAAATAATTGATTATATACATCTTGTTTCGTGAATAAGTCAATAATCTCGACAGCTGTTTTTAATGCATCAGTATCTTTGTTATTAATTTGATGTGCAAGTTCTGTAAGTTTGCAAGATGTTTCTCTCGTTCGTTTAATCCATTCACGGTGCTCAATCTCTGCGAAATATGTTTCTGTTCTGAATCGTCTGTATTCGCTCAATAACTTGTATTTGACCTGCACACAACTTTTAGCCGAGAGCAAGCCAATCTTGCCACAGCTGTATATAGCTGACATGGACAGAACAAACCACCTGTTGTATGTATCAAGACTGTTTATTATTTCTGTGTCAATTTCTCCTGCGATAAATCCGACTGCGAGTTTGTCGAGCGCACTTAGTGTATCAAAGCTGCTCTCTTCTGCAATTTCTTCATCTTGAATTTCTGCTTTTTCATTTTTCATTGTTATTCTCCTAAATTCAGATACTTGAGAATTTTATCCTGTGCTTTCTTGCAGCCATAGCAGACAGCAACTGCATAACCTTTTTCATTCAGTTTTGCAAGCCATTCATCTTGCTTTGCTGTTGTTTTGTTCTTTCCGTATTTAAGCTCTATGAACAAGCCATGATAACCGCCACGAGCAACAGGTAAGCATATATCCGGCACGCCTGCACGCACACCTTGTTTCTTTAGGTTGGCCGCTTCGAGTTTATTGCGACTACCGCCGTTTGGAATATGAAACATCATATCCAATTCGGGATACTCTGTCTTCATAAAGTCAGCCCAGCGAAAGAGCTTCTTTTGTTCGTCTGCTTCATACTGTTTCATTGTACTTAATCGAACCTCCTAAGGCATTTAGTGCTACTCTTGATTGCGAGTATAGTTTTTCAATCTTATTTACAAATTCGTCGTTAATCACATCAACAGAAGCAATAAATGCATATGCAGCAATGTCCTTGTTCTTTGCTTTTTTCGATTTCAAGATGTTGTGCAATAATTTGAGTATTTGTCATTCTTCTGCCTCACTTTCAAGCCACTGCTTTATGCAAGCGGTGCAATCATCATCGAAACAGCTGTCGCTGAATTGCTTTTCCATAGGACCGCCGGCGTGTGATGCTCCGTATGGGCAGGCAAAAATCGCCATAGGGCTATCAGCCATTTCGTCGATACTCATTGATTTGATTTTTTCAAAGTTTGTCATTGTGTTCACACCTCACTTCAACAATTCATCTGTTGTAATGTTAAATAAATCTGATATAGCTATTATGGTTTCGATATTAGGCTCAAATTTTCCCTGTTCATAGTTTGAAATACTTGTCCTGCTCAAATAGAGCTTTTCACCTAATTCATCTTGCGTTAATTTATGTTTAAGCCTTAACGCTTTTAGGTTTTTGGGAAATGCCATTACTCCTCACCGCCCTCAATAGGCTGATTCCAGCACTTAACGCAGTCACCGTCGTTTCTGCAATTGTCTACGCTTATAAGGCTCAATTCATAAGGACAAAAAGTGGGTGTTCCGTCATCATTGAGCAGAATATTCGGATGATTCTTTAAGAACTCACTCAAATAAGTTTTTTGCGGGTGTTCATCACTCCACTTTTGTATGATTGCAATCGCCTTTTCGGGGTAACTACTTTCAAGGTTCATGCACGGAATGCCTATGCCATTATTAAAACTGCTCAAAGGGCAATCAATACAATTAAGTTCGCATACTCCATCCTTTCGTTGTCCAGTCATCCTTTGCTTTTCGGCAAAGTAATTTTTAGTTCTTGAACAATCAATCATTTTCTTTATCCTCCATTCTCTTTTCACTCACAACATCTGATATAATCTTTCCTGCACGCACTAAAGCTGTGTATTCGCCGTAGCTGTAATATGTGTTATGTATTTTGTTATACTTAGCAATCTCAAGACATACCAAATCAAGATGATCAAGTTTTTTCCGTTTCATATCATTTCTCCTAAAAAAAAGAGCAGCCGCACCTGCTCCGCAGTAACATTATGCAAGTCAGTAATATTATTAAATTTTAGGAAGAATAATCAACGAAAGTTGTACTTTCTGATATATAGTAAAGCCGTGCGGAGCTTATTAACTTAATTAAATTTATAAGCTATGCTGTCAAAATAGCTTTTTGCAATTCCTCTGAGCTTTTCGCCCCTGTCAGGGTCTGACCCGGCTATTTTGGCAACGCTTTCAGTGAATTTATCAGTGTTTCGTTGTATCTCTCCGAAATACAGCGTAGCCGTCACAAGCTCGGCGTCTGCATTCTTGTCAAGCCTGCCTGCCATTTCCTCAGCCTTTTTCAGCGCCTCTTTTCTTTCCTGCTCGGCGGCTTCTATCTTTTCCTTGTACCGAGCGTCAATATCAGCCCTCAGCCTGTCCTTTTCTTCGTTCAGCCTGTCGCTGTATTCCTTTTCGGCTTTTTTTACAGCCTTTTCCGTAGCCTTTTTAACAGCAGCTTTCTGCTCAGACTTTATTTTTGCGTTTTCCTCCTGCAGATTTTTCAGCTTTTCGGCAAGCTCGGCAGTTTTCTTTTCCGCTGCACGTTTAATTTCCTCCTTGCTCGGTGACTGCACCGCAACCTCAACAGGCCTGCTTTCAAGTTCCTTAACCTGCCTGCGCAGCTCCTCATTTTCCGACAAGAGGATTTCCTTGCTCTTCTCGTTGCCCTCAAGCTCATCAGACAGCAGACTTATCTGCTCTCCCTGCTCCTTACTCTTCTCAACAAGCTTCTTAATTTCAGATACCGACATTCCATCGAGGTTGTTTTCTGTAATAAAATCTTCCCTGTCCACCGCACACACCTCTGTAAGTAGCTGTAATTTCGTAATGCCGAGTGATGCATTTGACTGCAAAACCGTGCTTCCGAGTTTTTCATAAACGCTTATGTAGTTATAAGCCTGCCTGCGCTTAATTCCGCAAGCCCTTTCGGTGTAGCCATCAAAGGTTTCAAAGCCGAGCGGCTTGTACAACTGCCTGTCCCTGATTGTCTTTAGGCTTTCGCACAGCGTTACCATTGCGTTTGCCGCCGTCTGCTCCGCTTGTAAAATGCTCTGATGCAGTGACAGAGCGGTCTTTGTATCTGCGTCAAGCTCCGTAATGTTAAAATCCGTAATATCCATTATGGTTATGCCCATTAAGCTACTGTCTGACATTTTTCTCTGCTCCTTTTAATTGGTTCTATTTTTTCTTTTATCCACTTGTCCATAAATTTCTTAACGCTCTGAGGATATGCGCAGTTTTCTAGTCCTCTGCACTGCTTAATACTCAGAGTGTCAGGATTAAGTTCTAATGTGAAAAATGGCTTATCCGGCTCTGTCTTCTTCCTGATAAACAGAATAATTGTTTTCGCAGTCGCAACCGACCTTGCGTAGTTAGCCACGCAGTGCTTTAACTGCTTGCCCTCATCCTTTATATCGTTGTGCCTTGTCGGCGGAGTGATGATAAAATCCTTATCCTCAAAGCCGTATAACTTCTTATATCCTGCGTATTGTCTTGCAATCTGCGGCAGCTCGCTGCCCTTAAATTCCTTGTCATTAATGATTTTATACGCCTCGTCGTGCGCTTTTCGGAAATTCCTCGGGTACAGCACATCCAAATTATTTAAATCGTATTCAAGCAACTCTGCATATTTTATGTAGTCCTCATAGTCACCGGGGAAATTCCTGCGAGGGTCCCAACACCTGTGTGCATATTCCTCCACAGGTCCGCAGTTTTCGCTTTCCCATTTCCTGAAAAATTTGTTGAACTGCATCAGCGAGCTGTGCGATAAAATCATCTTCATAAATTTTTCGCCGGCATTGGTCAGTGTTGCAATGTGAAGAAATTCCGTAAATTCCTCTTTGTTAAATCTCCTGCCGCTTTTTTTGTACGAAAAATACAAATCAAGCTGATTGAGAGTCGGGTTTATCTTTCTTAGATACGGCAAATCATCCTTAGTAATTCCCATTCCCTTTCGCAAAGAGCCTGCCGACAGATTATATTGACTTACCGCACTTTTATTACCGTAAATGCCGAATACAGTTATAAAAGTCTTGGCAAGGTTAATCAGCTTGTTATTAAGAAGATTGTCAAAGAAATTGACATTCATAACAGCGTCATTTATTCCCTTGTAATCACTCGGGTTTACTGTGCGAGCAATCCTTCTGAAATCTATGTGATATTTGTTAAAGCCCTGCCGCTCCTTAAAAATCCTGTTGAGATTATCAGGGAAAATCCACCCTGTTGACGAGCTGCACCGGTTGCCTCTGCGCCACTCTCCGCCCCTGTAGCTTTCATCAAGAAAGTACTCTGAGCAAATATTAAGGCTGTTGTATTTAAACTCAACAATAGTCCTCTCTACCTCTGTAATAGACTTTTTCGGCTGTTCGTTCTGACAGAATGTCCAGTTAATGTCAAACCGTCTTGCGCAGAACCTGTCTTTCTTGAACGGCTGCAAATACACTGCCTGAGTAAATCTGTTAAATCCGTTTGTATTCCTATAAGCCTTCCTCGGCAGAGCCTTGCACAGCTTCTTGCAGTGCGGACATCTCACTGTATCACCCCTTTTAACCCTCGGTATAATAGCCTCTTCATCACACTCCGAACAGCGTCCCGTGGTCTGCTTTTTGTTGCTGTAGTCGTAAAAAATATAGTAGCTGTCCGCCATAACGGTATTATTTATAAAATCATAAAAAGCCTTGGGCAAAGGTCTTATCTCCCGCATTTCAAAGCTTGTGCTTTCCTTTATCCGATCGTATTTCGCCTTAAGCCGTCTGTCCCTTATCCTGTCCTGCCACAGGCTGATATTTTCCATTCCGCCTTTATCATAATGCACAGCATATCTGTCACAGCTTTCAATGTATTCGGCAATAACCGTATCGGTCCTGTCACTGAAGGGGTAATATCTGCAATTGCACCAGTAGCCCTCCACCGTTCTGAACAGACTTACCTCGCTCGTTCTGCCGTCAGGGAAAACCGTAAACCATTTGTCAGCCGTCATAAACAGCCTGTACTTAAACTTTGCACTGGGCGCAGGAGTAAACATATCAACAATCAGCACCTCCTCACCTGTTGACTTGTACACAAAGGCGTCGTAAGCGTAATTAAATCTTGTCCTGATATATGTACCGTTTTTTTCTTCCTCAATCGCCTGCATAACCGGAATATCCGCCCTTGCCTTGTCAATAGGCAAGGCTAACAGCTTTTTCTTTTGCATTGTAATTCACCTCACAGCAAATCCATAAGGTTTATAAAGTTTTCGGTAGCTGGGGTAGTCTGAGCAGGGGAGGCATTATTCGTCCGCCACACTTCGGGAGGTAATTCGTCAGGTGTAGGAATTGCATAAAATTCGCAAATTGCGGTCATAGCCTTATATGGATCTGCAAGTCTTTGATTTATTACGCTTGCTACAAGTGCATTCAACTGCATTTCTTTGATTTTCAAATCCTGTAGCACAATTTCCGCACTCTCCGGCTGTGCTGTGATGATGTCAATGAGCTGTTGCATAACATTCCACTCATTTGAGTATTTTTTATAGTTCTTGCCTTGAGTTTTAATGCAGTCAACTGCATTTTCTAAAATATTCATATAAATTCACCTTTCCTCTTGATTTTTGTGCGGTGAAAACATATAATAAATACGGTAAATATTTTTATATCTTTTCACTTTGCCGCCAGCTGTGCATTAGCTGGCGGCTTTGTCTTTTGCGCTTAAAATGTAATCGACTTTGGCTCTGCAAGCCTTGATGTTCTCGACTGTGGGATTTTCAAGCAGTTCTGCCATATCCATAAGAATGTGTGGTATAGTGTCGATAAAATCGGGATTGTATCCTGTATTCTCGAAGTCGTAAAGTTTGCGAATACAGCAGTAAAACTCAATCGGCACATCTTTATAATCGTGCATTTTGCCGTAGATGTCCTCGACCTTGATTTTGCTGTCTTGATTTAAAGTTAATCTTTTCATTAGCTACACTCCTTGCTTATAAAATCTGTAGCACGATACAATGTCACGCAGTCGCCGTCAAGGTCATCGTCGTAATACTGTGCTATCTCATCGCTCATTGCTTTAATAATCACAGCGTAGTAATCTTCTTCCCATTCTTTCGCCGCTTCAATTATTTCATCAAGCGTAAACTTGCCTTTAGCTTTTCGAAGTTTCAGACACCAGCGCCCCGAAGCATCGTATCCGCTTTCGATTGTTGTCCCTTTTTTCATCCGTTACACCCCTTAATTTTTCGCTGCGTATTTGCAGCAGCGGATAAACTTTTTACAGTTGTCGGCAACACGCTTAATACCTGTCGCTCTGTTGTTGAGCTTGTGCCTGTCAAGGCTTTCCTTAACTTCTGCGACATAATTCAAAATGTCCTCAAGCCTGTCCGCTGTAACCGTATCAAGCCCCTGCAAAGCTATGACTTCGCCGTCTTTAATGCAGATTTGTAAGTTTTCAAGCTTACTCATATCCGTTTGCTCCTTTCTTGAGATTTTCGAGCAATTCACGCTCTATAATCACGCAGTCCCTCAGATAGCATTTGACATTGCTGTTAATGCCATAGACTGTATTATCTTCTAAACATATAGCTGTTTCGTATGATACTTTCATCATAAAGCGTCCTAAATCATCAGAGAACACATCTCCGATTTCAACCTTGTTAAACGAACACGATTCAGATTTGTTGATAATTACTTCCATTTCCATTCTCCTTTCATTTCGTCGGGGTCAATCAAAAGTTCATATGGTTTAATTCCAAGGACTTCCGCAGCTCTGACGATTTCTTCAAGTCTGAAATTTTCAGGACTTTTGTTTTTGCGTGCTGAACAGGTAGCAGGATTAATGCCAAAGAGTTTGCTGATTTTTTCTCTGTCATAACCGATACAGTTCAATCGAAAGAAAAGACATTGTGCTACTCTTGACATATATGTCTGTGCTTGTTCAGCTTTTATTGTTCTTTTTATTTTCGGCATATAATCACCTCCAATCTGTTCTTATTTGCTCTGTTCAGTTTTTATGCTGGATTTTTACCGAGCAAATAATCAACTGAACTGTCAAAAATATCAGACATTAATTCAATTTTTGGTTGTGGAATTTTCCCAGCACAAACCCAATTATAGTAAGTTTTTCGAGTTACACCGAGTAACTTAGAAAGTTCCTCGATTGTATATCCTTTTCGTGCTCGTTCTGCTTCGATATTCGGATATGTTAATTTCTTCAATTTAATCGCCTCCTAAATACTCAAAATGAATAGCTTGTCTATATTATATATTCAAAACGGGTAATTGTAAAGTAGAAAAATAGACAAATTGAGTAATTTTGTTTTAGCTAATTTTTACAAAATGAGTATTCTTTGCAAAAATGTATTGACTTTTTACGCATTTTGAGTATTATGGTTATAGAAAAGGGGTGTAATTTTGAATAGATTAAAACAGCTTCGACAAGAATTAAATAAGTCTATGGCTGATGTAGCAAGAGAATTACATATTCCGTATACTACATATGTTAATTATGAAAAAGAAGTAAGAGAACCAAATTCTGAAACATTAATTGAATTTGCTAACTATTTTTCCTGTTCAGTTGATTATTTAATATGTAGAAGTGATAATAGAGAAGTTATGACAGATGTACGAGAAATCGAATTAACTCGACACGAAAAGAAGTTGGTTGTTGCATATAGAAATAAGCCTGAAATGCAACCGGCTATTGATAAGTTACTAAATATTAACGATGATTCGAGTGAAGAGTATGTTACAGTTTTAACCGCTGCGAGAAGCAGCGATAATAGACCTATTGAATTTCAAAAAATTTCAAAAGAAAAACTTGAAATACTTAAAAATGCTAAATCTGTTGAAGATGAATCTGATTTGTAAATAAAAAATGCCTCGTTGGTTAAAATACCTACGAGGTGTGTTGAATGGATTACGGCAAATACAAAAATGCTCGTAACGCCGCATGGCAATGTATATTAGACTACGATATTAAGACACTACCCATTGAGGTTACGAATATTGTTAGAAAATCAAATGATATTAATTTAGTTAAAAACAGCGATGTTAATATTCTTCAAAACAATGCAAGCGGTGTTACAATTGTAAATAATAACAGTTTTATAATTGTATATAGAGATACAGATAGTTCACAGCGCTGTAGGTTTACTATTGCTCACGAATTAGGGCACATTTTGCTCGGACATATGCTCGTGGACAAAATAGCATACAGAACATTTGCAGTACAGAATGATACCGAGAGCTCAGCTAATGTATTCGCTCGTGACTTGCTTGCTCCTGCGTGTGTATTGCACGAATTGCAGATTTTAACCGCTGCGGAAATATCTCGGTTATGTAATATAAGTCTTGAAGCTGCAACATATAGATCAGAGCGTATGCAAGAGCTTGAAAAAAGAAATGCTTTTTATAAGCACCCACTCGAGCAAAAAGTTATAAAACAATTTAATCAATTTATTAATAAAAATAAAAGTCAGTCGTAGCACCACCTGCGACTGACTAAAAAAGATGTGAGAAGAAATCGCACTCCTCGATAATTATTATATTATATGAGAGGAGGAAATGCAATGAAAAAAAGCAAAAAATTTATTGCTGGCGTTGTATTATCTGTAATAGGTGTTATTGGAGCTATTTCGGCTTTTGCGCACGGAGTTATTCCGACGGGCTTTGTATGTTTGCTCATTTTAGTGACAGGTATTGTGCTTATTGTGCTTGATAAGAAGAAAAAGCCGCAGCAAGAAACAGCAATGATTGACACAGCAAAGGGTACTCATTCCAAAATATTCAAAGTAGCAGGCGTAACATTTGATAACAGACAAAAACATCTTGCAAAGCTTATGCAAGATAAACTTGCCGGCAAAGTAATCAATGTTGAGTTACAAGAATATGTGTACAAAAATCAACCTGCAATTAAGGTTATTGCTAATGGTCTTGAGATCGGCTCATTACATACAGAAGATGTTGCTTTTATTAAAGAAAATCAAGATAGGGTAAAAGCAATAAAAGACTTATATATTTCGTCATTTGTTGATGAAAAGACGAAAGAAAAAATTTACTACGCAAAATTGACATTAACAATTGAAAACAAAAAATAAAAAATCTGCCCTGCTCGATTGGTCCTCGAACAGAGCGGAAAATCACCTACACAGGGTGCAGATGATGCAATTGATTGCAATAGTATTGTATCACAATCCCTTGTGTTTTGCAACTCTTAGCACAAGGGGATTTTTGCACCCTTTTTAGATAAAAAGGAGTGTTTCAAATGGCAGAACCTAAGAAAATGCCGTCGGGCAACTGGCGAGTGCGTGTCTTTCTTGGTAAAGACAAAGACGGAAAGAAAAAGTACAAATCTATTACAGCAGCAACGAAGAAAGAGGCAAAAAAGGCAGCGGATAGATTTGAGCTGTCACTGACTACATCTTGTATCGATTATAATGACCTCACGCTTGAGCAGGCTTACGGAATGTATATTGATAGTAAGTCAGCAGTTCTTAGCCCAAGTACCATAGCTGGATATGAAAAAATTAAGCGTAACTACTTTACTGAATTAATGCCGTTTAAGCTTACTAAGCTTACTGCTGTAATGATTCAGAACTCAGTTAATGCGTTGTCGGTCAATCACAGTCCTAAGACTGTACGAAATGCTCACGGCTTATTGTCTGCTGTCTTAAAAGTGTATTATCCTGCATTGACTCTTAATACAACATTGCCTCAGAAAGTTAAACCGCAATACACCATTCCGACAACGGAGGACATTAACAAGTTGCTCGAACTTGCAGATGATAGACTGCGAGTTCCCATCAAGCTCGCAAGCCAAGGTTCACTACGCCGTTCCGAAATATGTGCATTACAGCCTTCTGATTTCAACAGTTTCGGGGTAAGCATAACTAAAGCGGTAGTCGCTGACAATAACGGTAAATTTATTGTCAAGACAACAAAGACCGAGGCAGGCACACGCTTTGTACCACTGCCGTCTAATCTCATTAAGGAGTGTAGGAAATGGCAGTACTTTGGTATTTCCCCGTCAACTCTTTCAAGTGCCTTTAACCGCCTTGTTGAAAAAGCAGATGTGGCACATTTTAGCTTTCACAAGCTCCGTCATTATTTTGCGTCTGAGTGTCACGCACAAGGTATCCCAGACCAGTACATCGCCGAGATAGGAGGGTGGCAGACAGTAGAAATGCTACACAAGATATATCAACACACATTAAGAGATAAGACTGATACAATAGCCGCCAAAATAGTCACGATGTTTAGTGCAAATTTCGCAGATGACCCGAAAGATGACACGAAAAGAAAAAAGGCTTGATTTTATCAGCTTTTTGAGTGATTTTCTAATTGGTTCGATTCCCCTCATCTCCACCAAACAGGTATTGCA